GAGTTAGTGAGCATATTCCACATAACTTTGGTGCTGGGAGCAGCTACGAGCACCTTAGGATTGTCCTGCTCCAGACTATCGAGAATGTCCACAATCATGTTGCGGTCTGCCTCAGCAGCAGTACGCTTATCGCGGGTAATGTCTACTTTGTAGGTATCAACTTGCGGAGGAATGATGCAACCACCGTCGATCAGTTCTTGAGCACGAACGGTCTCAATGATCTTTCCGTAGATACCAACATTGTTCATTCCGTTGGCATTAGGATTGCTGTGATGCTTGGGAGTAGCAGTAAAGAAATACTTGCTATCTGCGGTCATCGAAGTAGCAGCAACCGCAACAAAGTGAGACTTTTGAGTGGAATTGTGTGCCTCATCGAAATATGCCACATCGACATTCACACCAGCATCAACAACACGACCGAGAGAATGATAGGTGGTGAAGATGATACGATTGGTGTCCGCATATTGAGTAACCCAATCCGCAATCTTGTCGGACTTGGTAGTCTTAGTGTGATGAGTTTCACCACTGTGAACATGCAACACATTTGCACTGGTGATAAACTCCAGAAACTCTGCGGAGAGTTGCTCTGCCAGCAGGATTCGGGGTGCAACGACTACAGCAACCTGACCAGGATTCTGCACAAATCGTTGCAGCAGATTCATGATCATGATAAGAGTCTTGCCACCACCAGTAGGCACAATGATCTGACCAATCTTGTGCTGATTCATTGCATCGAGAGCACGGGATTGATGAGGACGGAGTTGCATAACGAATTGATTGGTATGTGAATACAATAAAGGATCAGGAGGCAAAAGTCAACCCCCTGATCCATCAGCAGTGCTTATCAGACTGATTCAGTTAACTTATCTTTTAATCTTTTCATCGCAGAGTAACATGTAGTCTGTTCCAGTTTGACTACACTACCCACTGTCTTACTATTAACTGGTGCGTGGAATTGTTTTGTCTTTGTATTGTAGAATCCCCAGATAGATTTAATACCAGAGCACCCACAATAGTTAAAGTGGTTATCATTAACAATCCAGATCGCAGATACATTTGCCTTGAAATCTGTGCGTTCATAATGATAACCTTCGGGTGCCTTGTGAAATAACAACTTCATGAGAGTGCCTTAGGAAGACCTACAACAATGAAGAAGGCCAGAAGTGCAACAATGTCCCAACACTTATTCTGGATCATGTAGGGGAGCGCCAGGATGTTGCCTGCGAGGTATAAACGAGCACCAATCACCTCATCAACATATAAGGTGATGATATATGCAAAACAGAGAACAAAACTGGAGATGATTCGTGCGTTATTTGTCATCGGGTTTGATTGCGATACTTTCGTTTGGTATATTTGCTGACAATACTATCAATCACAGGATACCATGGTTCTTTATTGCTAGGGTATCCAAGTTGCCGTGCTTCAGTGAGCAGCAGCATGATACAATTCTCTTCTTCTTGAGTGAGATTGAGGTAGTTGATAATACTCGTTTCAGTCATTTGATGTTGAGATAGGGTTTGTTGTTAATCATGTGATCGAGAATCTCACCAATAAATTGTCGGTAAGTCTCATCATAATTCTTGGAACACTGTTCATACGCATCGTAGAGTTTGGTATAAAGAGTGTCCCAGTGTTGCTGATTAATAACAGTCATTGGTAGATTGCCTTGAAGAAGAACACAATGCCACCAACTAAAAGAATGAAGGTGGCGAGAACAGAAAGATTAACAATATCCATCAGTTAGATTGATCATCAAACGAAACTTCCTGATTCCAATACTGATCGTATTCACATTCAGACATAGCAAACACTTTTGCCATTTCCTCACGGTCAGCATCAGAGATGTCGAAGATTTCACCAGGCATGTCAGCAATTTCGTCCCACATGTGTGTTCCTTTGTTTGACTCTTATAGTATTGCAGAGATCAGAGGCAAAGTCAAGAGGGTTTGACCAGTTCGGCAACTGGCACACTCATTCTAATTCATCCCTACCCAACCAAAGAAGACCACCTAGAATAACAATAATGATGGCAAATATCCACCAGTATTGTATAATCATCATGAGAATCCATCCGCCAACTGCTAGTGCTCCGAATCCAATCATTGCACCGAGACTATCACCACCACCAGAGAAACTAGACGATGATCGACTAGAACTTCCGCTGTCTGAGTTTCCTATCCATACTGCGCTAAGTGCCTCAGTGCCATACATCGACTCTGCTGTACTCATCGCCTCATCACTACTATAACAGTCGTTGATGATTACATCTTTGGTTGTACCAGTTGGTCGGAGAATTGTAACTCTGTAGCGTCCTGCCATAATAAATTACCAGTTCTTGGGAAGAGTGAAGTTGTAGAAGGAGAATTGACGACGATTAACTAGCTTGAAGGTGCCAAACTCGTTAGTCATCACGAAACCCTCATGATTGAGAGGTTCTTTATCAATACCGAGATCAATGTAAGTATCAACCTGTTCGACAGATTCGATACCTTCCATCAGCAAGTCTTTTGCCTTGATGATCAGATTATACAGGAAGATCAGTTTGGGATCAAGTAGATCAGATGCGATCTTGCGATTCTCACGAATACACTTGTTGATCTCTACTTTTGCTTGTTCTGCTTGCTTTGCCGTAGGGTACTTAACAAAATTGCTAACCACACTTGCAAGACCAAGAATGTAATCAACTCTACGACGACGGGAGGCAACAACTGCATCAGTATTTACAAAATAAGTGGACATGAAGTTCTGCTTAACATAGAACGGAACTCCGAAACTTGCTTGCAGAGTCTTCATCGTATCGCCATGATACTGAGTGTGACAAGCAAACACAATAGAAGTAGAATCGGGAAGGGAATCGAAAGTATAAGTGATAGTGTTGGGAGTAAAAGTATTCGTACCACCAAAACCAATAAAATCACCTTGATAAACACCGTCGATCCTCGGAAGAGTTTCGAGACAAGTGTGAAGGATTGCGGCGACTTTCTGGTTCGTGCCATGATACTTCTCGATGTCAGCGTGAGTATAATTGATCTTCACTTTGACCTTGTTGAATACACTTTTAGTACCAACAAAGAACTTACCATTCTCAGGATTCTTGCCAAATACAATAGCAGGAGCACCATCCCACTTCACAGTGGCAGTAGAATTACGCTCACGCAAGAAGTTGATAACATTCTGCACAGATTGCTTGCCCAGCAGTACAGAATCTTCGGGATGTTCGAGGTGTGTGTTGCGAGTTGGATTCTTCATGATTCTATCATTGCAGAGATCGGATCAAAAGTCAAGGGGTCAACCATCAGTGTTTCTTATCGTTCTACCCTTCCACCATCCGTCAGGCAAATAGTCTATATTTACTAACTTATTATCTGTTCCGTTTGTAATCCAAATCTTTCCTCTGTTTGCTGATACTTTACCGTAGTTTGGATTATTCTTACCATGTTTAGGAGTTGCTTTCCAATTCCTTGCTTTCTTTCTCTCCTCTGGTGTCAATAGATCCCATTGAGATTTAATTGTTTTGCTGAGATTATATCTCATGGATTCTTTCTTACTAGTCGGTGCAGTTTCCCACCAATTAGATATTACTTCTGATTGTCGTTTCTTTTGTTCTTCTGTTCTATGTGTTCCCCATAATGGATGTTTCTCACCTAAAAATGTATGATGGGAAATATGTTCATAGTTATCTTCATCTACATGAAGAATATTATCACCATCTACACCAAAGATGGCATTTAATCTAGAACAATCTAGTTCCATAGTTCTACTCTAATTTGACCGCATATCTATTTATACTAAAAAGGAGGAGATTTCTCTCCTCCATCCTGACAGATTGCGGTCAAATCAGGTAATAGTATTTATCACTTATTCATCGAAAGTGTGGGCACAAAAAAATGGGGGCGTCAACCCCCCATTGATCAGCGTTGCTTATCTATTTAATAGTTTAGATCGAAACCAATAATTTAGGATCTTCGGAGTTATTATCTTGAGGCATAAACCGATGTTGAGCATCAGGGTGGTGCCACGGGAACATTGTACCAAACCTCTTAGAATCCATGCCAAGAATAGTACAGATCTTATGCTCCAGTTGTGCTAGACGATCTGTGAATACTTTCTTCCTGGTAGTATCAAGTTTCTCGTTCTTCATGATAGGAACAGAGATCAAGAGATTGAGAGGTTTGTTAGCTACAGTTGCCTGCATTGCTGCATTAATGATACTAGCAATCCGAGAATCGAAGTTCTTCATGTTCACATAAAGACTGTACTCAGAAGTATTCTTATAGACCTCATCAATCCAAGGATCTTGAGTATTATCCATGAAGATTGGCAGTTTATCTTCATTCCACTCTTGGAATCGTTCGATTCCAGTAGAATTACCACTAATCAATCGTTCGGCAATAATACGATTATAGATTGCCTTAACTGCACTCTCAGAGATAGATCCTTTACCCAAAGATCGTACCTCTTGCTTGATGTCATCATCAGTGATGATAGCACCAATCGAGAGAAGTTCCCGAGTAGCAGATTCTACATCAGCAGGAGAGATGGGATTGAATACATCTTTCTTCTTACGATTTGATTTAGTTGCAAATCGAACTTTTGCAGCAAGAGAATCAAATCGAACCCCTTGCATCATCCACCCAGGAATATCAAGTTGCTTGGAAACTTGATACCTGTGATCACCATTCACATTCTCATCTGTATCTACATCATAATAGACAACTGGAGCATCGAGACAAATACCATTATCTTGAATATCTTGCTTCAGTTCTTCTACTTTACCGAGATCTGCACCACTATAACGACCAGGATTCTTCCATGCGGAAACATCATCCCAGAGACGCATGTTTGGAGTTCCGACTAACTGAACACCAGGAACTCCATAAGTGCTAGGTTCATAACTCCAACGAGAAGGATCGCAAGCATTTGCGTCCCAGTATTGACAAACGAAGAGGTTAGTTGCAGTTTTCATTTTAGTTGTCATAATCACTTACCAGTCATACCACCAGGCAGGAAGTTCATCGAAGAACCATTAACAATGATCATCTTTTCAATGCCACCATTCTTAAATGCCTCACGCATAATTTCGTTGCGTTGGTATTCAAGATACTGCGGAGTGATAGTCGAAGCAAGAGATTTGTTCTCGTTTGCTTTCAGTTCAGCAGTACGGTTCTTCACAATCTGCTCCTGTTCTGCGGACTGTGCAGTGACCACACGATTCACAGCAGCAACTAGATCAGAGGGAAGATCTGCCTTCACAACCACAACAGATTCGATCTGAATCTTACCTGCAAGGTTGTTCTTTTCGAGAGACAGATTCAGGTTATTCTTGATAGTATCCTGAATCTTATCCAGACTGCTGTTCACTTCCAGAGCAGGATATTCGTCAACCGATTGATTCACAGCAGAGGTAATCAGTCGTTTGATGAAACTGGCCATCAGTTCAATCTGACCATTTTCACTTACACCGTGGTTCGACATATCGTACCCAGTGTAGAAGTCATAAAGACTCGAAGGTGTGAGACTGTAAGTAACAACCACATCCATATCTTTCATGATGGTGTTGTCTTTGGTCTTCGGAGTCAGGTTATCCGATTGAACCGTAATCTTACGAGTGTTGAACACTTTAATGCTGCCAAATCCATCGTATTTAATACCAGGAGTCAGCACTTCATTGTTCACTTTACCATCGAATCCCACATAGAGACCATTCTCACCAGTGTTAATCGTGGTGAATTGTCCTGCAGTAAAGATCAGGGCAACGAGAACACCACCAACACCAAGAACAATTTTGCCAGTAGACATAGTTTAGTTAGGGAGTAAGGAACAGGAATCAGTCAGAAGTAAGACCAGCATATATCAATGCTGCTCCTACAATTAGAATAAGAATGAGAGGCAGCATCTTGATAAAGAACAAGACAGGAAGACCTCTCGAAAGTAGAACGAGCAGGATCAAAAGTACACCTGCTCCAGTACCAAGAATTCGTGCAATCATTTTACATCAGGGAATAATCCAATCATGAACATCATAAGGTTCTTTGACGGTCTCATACCCATCATATTCTTCAATACGATAAGGACCATTCACTTCTTCAATACGAAGTTTAGAACAAGAACCGTTTGCTTTCTTTCCAAGTTCTTCTACAACTTGAACAAGAATGGGATTATGTCGTGGAATGCTATAATCACCCCAGTATTTGCAACTGTCGAACATACTTTTGGAGTTTGGATTATAATCTGGATTGGGTTGCAATCCTTCATAACCCAGTTCAACCATTCGGTCCATTGCTTCATTGGAT